GTGGATGAATCATCTCAGACGGGCGCGCCCTCGTGCGCCCCCCGCAAGTTCCCCCGACTCAGGCCGCTCGCTCGGCTCCGTCGAACCGGGCGAGCGGCCCTCGTCGCCAAGATCGATGACCTGTACGACGCTCCGCTGGACGAGCGCGAGTTGGTCCGGGCCATCGCGCAGGTGATCTACGACGGCGACGGCGGGCTGCGGTATCGCCGTCGTGGCGACCTGGCACCGAGACGCACTGTGATCGGCCTGCCGGACTCGGAGAGTCCGTACGACCCCCGCGACTGACCCGCACGACACGGCCCCCGGCTCGAGATGAGTCGGGGGCCGTTCGGTCTCGGGGGCTAGCTGATCTTGTTCACCTTCATGAAGGAGTTCGCCTTGACGGTCACCCCGTTGGCTGAGGGGTTGTCCTGAGACCAGGCGAAGGTGACGGTGCCGGTACTCACGCCCATCGTGATGATGCCCTCGATCTCAACCTTGGTCGTGCCAGCGTTGTACAGGCCGAAGCGGAGGTATCCGTTGACTGTCCCGTACAGCGCCTGCCACTGGCCCCCGCCAACAGAGGAGCTAGCGGCCATCGCTGGGTCAGGCCCGGTACCCCCGAACGCTGCTGCGGCTCCAGCGGGCAGCAGGAATCCGGCGCGGAAGTCGGTAGTGCTGTTGCCTCCCGCAACTTCCACAAAACAAACCACCTTGACTAGGTAGCGCTGACCGCCCAGAGCGGTGAAGTCCAGGTGGTTGTCGAGTTGCGGAGTGTCGTTGCTGGTGACCGTCTCGTCGGCGGTCTTGCGGATGAACTGGAAGCCCTGCGCCGTGTTGGCGTTCTCCAAGGCGGTGATGTCTGCGTTCTGGCTGGTGTTCACTCCCTGGATGGTGGTGATCGCAGAGTCAACCGCAGCGATCTTCGTCTCGACGGCCTGGGCGAGATCTTCGAGCCCAGTGGCGATGTCCGGTGGGTCGCCAAGCTCCAGGTAGGGAAAATTGAACAGCGGTGTCGTGTCGGCCATAAGTCAGTCCTCCTTAGACGATTTGGATTGCGATCCAGCCGACGTTCGTTGCAACGCCTGGATTCCGCTTGAAATGAAGAGTGAAGCCGGTAGACGACTCCCCGCTCACGGCCACTTGTGTGACGACATCTGCCGACGTCCTAGCTGTGACCGCGACCGTTGGCGCTGCGGTAAACCTGCCGCCCGGGAACGACACGGCGATGTCCTGTTTCGTTGCTCCGGAGCCAGTGAGAACGTTGCCGGTGGCAACACGAGTGTTTCCAGCTGTGAGGACGCGGGCGCCGTTCGCGGACAGTGCCCCCGGTGCAACGAGGTCGAGAGCGCCGGTGTCATCGTCCCAGTACAGGCCCAAGGTCCCTGCTGGTGAGCCGAGAGCGCCTTGTTCACCCACTGCTTCGACTGCCGACCTGCCCGTACCTTCGTGCGTCGAGATGCGCAGCAGTGGATTGTTCGTGTCGCCACCACTCACCGCGCTGTATGGAGCAGTGATTCGCGTCTCGTACATCCAGCCACTCGCGCCAATTGAAGTCGAGTCGACCATGATGACGCCCGGCTGCGGGTTGTTGACGTTGGAGGCGGGTCGGCCGATGAGCTTATTGGAGTTCGTGGACGACAACTCCCAACGAGCCGACGTGCCTCCAGCGGTGAGGAAGGTAGCGCCTGTGATCGTCTTGCCGTCGATCGCATCAGCGCTGAGCTTCGCGGCGGTGATCGCACCAGCGGCAATCTCGGTTGCCGTCACTGCGCCTGCTGCGATCTTGGCAGTGGTGATAGCGCCAGAACTGATGTCTGCGGCAACGATTGTGCCTGCAGCGATCTTGCCCGCCGTGACTGCATTGGCCGCAAGCTTGGAAGCGGTCACCGAGTCCGCAGCGAGATGGGCTGCCGTGATCGCATTGGCCGCAATCTTCGGGGTGGTGATCGCATCGTTACTGATGTCGGTCTCAGTGATGGGCAGGATGGCGTCCACGTCGCTCTGGGCATTGGCCACAGCGGTGGCAAGGTCACCCAGGTCTGACTGGAGGGCAGGCAGGGTCGTGCCGGTCAGAGTCGCTACAGCGGCCTCCACAGCGCCTACAGCGGCCTCAGCGGCCTCCAGGGCGACCCGTAGGGCATCAGCCGCTGCCTGGGCTGTAGCGGCGTCCAGGGCGGCCTGTGCGGCTGCAGCGGCTGCAGCGTCGGCGTCCGCCTGTACGGCAGGGATCGTGACGGTTGTTACCGAGGTCATCGAGGCATCCAGGGCGAGAATGTCGTTTGGCCAGGTCGGCACAGTGCCGGGGTCGCCAGGATCCTTCACCTTGCCCAACAGGAACCACCGGTCGCCGGTTGTCAGCAAGGCCACCACATCGCCTTCGTCCAGCACGACGGTCTCCCCGATCAGTACCGGAATGTTGACCAAGGTGCCTCCTGCAACGGAGATCGTGTTGGCCCCTGTGTCGGCGTCCCAGGCAACTACCGTCCCCTGACGCAGCGCCATGGGAGCAGGCTTGCTGGGGTCGGACTGAAAAAGATTACTGAGGCCGCTAGACATTGATGTCTCCAATGTTCTCGCCGTACTGCTTGCGGGTCTTCAGGCTGACCGGCACGCCCTCTACAAGCGGGATCGTGATGGTGTCGATGATGTGAGCCTCACTTCGAAGAGACAGCGACCGCAGCCTTGACGGGTAGCGGACTCGGATCACGTCATCAGGCTCAAGGGCAGGGTTGGGCACCGCTTCAAGCTCGACCTGGTAGGGGAGGCCCAGCGACTTGCGCAGCAGCACGGAGGCTGCACTGACGGCTTGGCCGTAGGTCGTGATGAACGGACTCGCGTAGAACCTCGGCACGGGGCCGAAGGGTCCTCCGTAGCGAGTCGGGCTGTTGGGATTGCGATCAGCAACGGCAGCGTAGAGAGGAGGCGTGGTGTCCGTACCCTCGCCAGTTGCGACCACGACGTTGTAGATGCCCTCACGAGTGATTGCCCTAGACATCTTTACGAGAACACCGTTCGACCCCGCGTCGATGGTCCAGCTTGGTGCACCAGTCACGGAGGCCACCGTCCGCACCACGAAGACACCTCGGTAGTCGAAGTAGCCGACCTTGCCTAGCGAGGTAACTAAATCCCGCAGGGTCTCGTAGCGTTCTCGCTCGGCAACGATGGTGCGACCAAGAACCGAATCCCTCACTCCCGTGTCGTCCCACTCGATCAGCGCTGACGGGTACACCTCAGTGATCAGCGTAGCGACGACCTGCCCCCTGGTCAGCGAGCTTGAGAACTGTCGAGGAGTCAGGAAGCGGCCAGCAACGATGCCCGCCATCCGATCGCTCCCGGAGATGTCGACTGCTCCACCAGGAGTCTCCTCCTGCTCAGGTGCGTCAATCCTGAAGTAGCCCAGGCCCACGTACTCCGTCTGACCGTTGCCGTAAGAGAGCCCCCGTTCTACGAAGATCTCGTTGCCATAAGGGGTTAGCAGGCCGTCAGCGTTCTTCGGCCACTCGTAGCTAGTAGTCAGACTGAGTGTCGCCCTGATATCAGCCGTGGCTGCACACTGCACGTCTCCGGACACGATCGGAATCTCCACGCCTGTTGGATTCGTGCCGGTCTGGAAGGTCTCGCAGACACGGGCTCTGAAGACAGCGTTGTGACTGCCGCGCAGTGTCGCCAGGAACCGAGCGCTGACTGCTCTCATGGCACGATGACTTCCGCGGGCGTGCCAGTGCGCTGAAGCAGGTCAGCAATCGTGGCGTTGTCGGCCATCATGTCGCTGATGGTCGCGTACTCGAATATGGCCGAGGAGATCGTGTAAGCAGATCCGATTACCTCAGGACCAGGTACAGCGACCTTCTGCAGCGGGAGTGTCCAGACCCTGCGCGGCGACAGTCGCAATGTTGACTCGCGAGAGACGTCCCCCACCGAAAAGTGCCCACCAGGGATCGTCTCTTGGGCGGCTGGTAGGTGAAGGAAGATCACATCACCCGTCGCGAGGGTGTACTCCATATCGCGCTCTGCTGCAGCCGTCAGCGTTAGCAACCGAAGCTCGTAGCCAAGGCTGCTACGGACCCCACCCACATGCACAGGGTCAGTCCGGCCGACGATATCCAGGAGCCCAGCGCGAGACCTATTGATGATCTCGCTTCGGTCGGCAACGATGACTGGCTGATTGAGAAAAGGAGCCGCAGGCACCTTTAGCCAGACTTCATCGAACGCTGCCGCCGCAACCGAATAGTCGGTGAGGGCGGTCTGGGTCCCCGCAGCGTTGAACTGCCTCACCCGGTACTTGTACGCAACACCCTCAGGGAACTCGTAGTCGAACGAGGTTACTGCCGTGGCGATGACGGGCTGGGCCGACCACCCACGGACCGGGGTCCACTGGACGTAGGGAGCGGTCGCACGTTCCACTGTGATGTGGTCCGTAGTTCCACCTAGGCCCGTTACAGCGATCACGCGTCGACATAGGGTCGCATCGAAGTTCGCTACCAGTGCCATTTACCTCACCCCCGCACTGACAGTGCGCTTGAGATTCCTCTGGTCCTGCTTGATCTCGGAGCGGACGACGCGCACAACCTCGCCCCCGATCTCGATGTGGTTCTCGATGATGGTTGTTCCACCCAGGGCACTGTTCGGCGTGATGTTGCCTGAGGCCCCTCCCATGGTCAGGATCTCGGGACCACGCTCACCAACCAGGTACTGACGTCCGGCAACGACGGGGCCGCCGGAGGCACGACCAGGCAGGCGGACGCCGATGTCCTGCGGGGGCTTCTGGCCGATGACCTTCTGAAAGAACGTGAGGGTGACCGTCTTGCCTCGCAGCGAGTCGATCGCAGACTGGGCCTGCTGCTTTGCCGCCAGCAACTGACCGATCTCTGCTTGCAGCTTGGCCTTCTTTGTCGCGGTCAGCTTCGAGTCACCGAGTGCCGACTTCGCCTGCCTGATCTTGGTGTCCAAAGAGGTCTTGTCCGCCGTCAGCTTCGCGATGCGCTGCTTGACCAAGGCGGGATCTTCAACCCCTCGCTTGGCCTTCGCAAGGTTTTGCTGCCAGCTGTAGATGTTGGCTTCCAGCTTGGCCCTAACAGGTGCCGTGAGCGTCTTGTCCTGCAGCTTGGTCTTCGCAGTCGAAATCTTGGTTTCCAGGTCGGCAATGTCGGCCTCAACCTTGACCTTCGTCTTGGTCTTGGCCAGCTCGCCGCGCAAACCGGCAATCTGCTCCCGGGCCTTGCCAATACCTGTCTCCGCCGACGACCCCAAGTTCTTAAGGTCGTTGGCCCGCTGGACCAGACTCGCCGCAAGCGTTGGGTTAGTCAGCGCGACCGTGCCAGCTGCTGCGAGAGCGGCGACGGCTCCGTACTTGGCCAGACCACCAGTGACGCTCTCAAGACCCCTCAGCGTCGTGTCAGCGAATGCCAGGATCGCGTCTGCCGCATCGATCGCCCAACCCGTGAGGATGAACTTGCCAGGCCCGTTGAACCAGCTCGCGAACTTGTCGAGCTGCGGAACGATGTACTTGCCAATGGCATCAACGAAGACCTGCTGCAGGGTGCGCATAGTCTTCTGAAGCTTCGCTGCAGGAGTCGCCGAAAGAGCGGCGTTGGCTTTGTCCGTAGCCCCTGCGACCTGACCGAGCGAGGCAGCGGCAGTGTCGAGATCTGCGTTCTTGATCGCGCCACCAAGGTCTTCCCACTGAGTGCCAAACAGCGCAACGCCTGCCTGGTTTCGCTTGACGGGATCGGTGATCTGGTTCAGCCCATCAAGGATGTCTCCGAAGGCCGTACGAGCCGCAGGTCCGCCCTTGCCGATCTCGGCCGCCATCTTGCCTGCATCGAGACCAAGCGCCTTGAAACCGGCCGCCGTGGTCTTGCTGCCATCGATGGCACGGATCGAGAACTCCTTGATCGCGTCGGCAGCTACGTCGCTGTCCCTGGCTCCGCCACGGATGAGCTGATTCATCAGGCCCAGCGAGTCCGTTGCATCGAGCCCCAGCTTGCGGAACTGGGTGCCGTACTCGTTGAAGGTGTCGAGCAGATCCTCTGCCTTGTTGATGCCCAGCTGCTGCCCACGGGTCAGGATGTCGAAGGCGGCCTCAGCATTCGGGGCGAGGTTGTTGCGCAGCATCTGCGAGACAGCACGCGTTGCAGCGGTAGCGTCCTCGCCCGTCAGCGTAGTGTAGGTCGAGACGCTGCCGACCACCTTCTGAATCTCGGCATCGGTGCTCTTCAGCGAGACAAGACCATTCTCGAACGAGGTCTTGATCATGCTGGCGGTCTCGTCCATCGACTCGCCGTAGCCGTCGACGTAGAGCTTCCCGGCCAGCTTGCCAAGCCGAGCAGCATCGGGGCCTGTGGCACCAAGCTGAGCCGCGAGCTTGGCCTTGATGGCTCCCTGTTCGAGTGCCTTGCCGACGTTGCTGACAACCAGCGCACCTAGCGCGACACCGGCAGCGCCTACAGCCAGTGCGCCACCCTTCATGCCCTTGCCTAGGGCATCAGACGCCTTCTTGCCGAAACCGTCCATCTTGGACGCTGCTTTGTTGAACTTGTCGAGGCTGTCCTCGGCCTGCTTGCTCGACCTCTTGAGACCGTTGGCGTCACCGTCGAACTTGACCTTGACGGTGCGGGACGGGCTAGCCACCGGAACCCCACTTGCCGAGAACCTTGTCTACGGCAACAAGCCACTCACGCTCGATCTGTGCTTGGTTATCCTCAACGGTGCTGAAGAACCAATGGTCGGGACCTGTCGGCCTCGGGAACTGCTTGAGCACGTTCGCGCCGAAGTTCGATCCGTAGATCAGGTCAGACACCGTCGTCGGGCTCTGCCCTTTGGACTTGCGGCTCTGAGAGCCGGCCTGCTTCCTACCGCCTGCCTGCACAGACGGCACACGATCCCGCCTCGCCTTCACCGTGGGAGCGACAAGAGCACCCTGCCCGTTGGCGGACGTAGCAGCAGAATGGATCTTGCCTGCTAGCTCTTCAGAGATCTTCTGGTTCGCGTCACGCAATTCCGCCGAGGCTTCTTTAGGCAGAGTACGGAACTTGGCGAGGGTTTCCCTGACGCCAGTGATCTTGACCTTTACGCTAAGTCCCATCCTGCTGGCGCCCCCTCTCGTTGCTCGTTGTTGCCTTCGGCTAGTAGTTCCACCGCCGTAACGATTGCCTGCTCGCCCTCCTCGGCCCAGGCCGTCGGCGAGATCCCCGTACGGATTGCGAGAGCGATCAGCGTCCGGTGGAGGGTTCCGGCTCGGTAGGGTCCGGCTCTTCGGTCTCCTCCTCGAAGGTGACCTCACAGGAGTCCTCGAACTCCCTCTGATTGCCCGTGAACAGGCCCTGTCGCCAGCACGCGAGATGCGCGATGCGGTAGAGGTCAACCATGGTCGGCGAGGCCATCAATTCGATGAACGTCTTGCTGCCCTTGGTGGACTTTTCCCAGCTCAGGATGTCGCGAGCCGTAGCCGTCACGCTGTACGGCTGTGCGCCGTCAGGCGTGATCTGCAGAGTGAGCATCAGGCAGGGTCCACGAAGACAGGAGCGCCCTTGCAGGGAAGCTCAACCGAGAAGGTCGTGAACGCGCCCTGCTCACCACCGAACGGAACGGCCTTGGCTACAGCAGTGACCGTGGCCTTGACTCCGCCCTTCTTCGGCTCGAACTCAAGGTCCACGTCAGTGCCCGACATCTCGGTCAGGTAGCGCGCCAGGCCCTGAGCCTCGACGTAGTCCTGAATACCGTTGATGGACAGGGTCCAGACGGCAGAGTCGACGTCCTGCACGATCCCATCGGGAACCATCGTGCGCAGGGTCTGAGTCGGCTGCTCAGGGGTGAGCATTACCGACGTGCACTGTGCGGCGTAATCCGTCGCCTCGATCTTTACGAGCGCGTCCCGAAGGACGTACGCACCTGCTGGGGCAGCCATTATTCGCTCCTTGCGAGAAAGACAATGGCAGTCATCGGACCGCCTTCGGATGGAATCAGTTCTGGTGAAGCCGAGTCGATAAAGATCTCCGACCTGGTGGCTTCGATGATCGGGTCAAAGAGCGTGTCCAGCTGATCGATAGCTACGCCTTCATCACCCGAGAGCAAAAGCACAATGCGCCAGGTGGCCTGGGTGATGACGCCCTCAACCTTCTCCAGCCGATCGAGAAAGACGACCGCATCACCAGAACCCCAGACTGTCGGGCGCGCTACATAGCCCGTTACGCCGTCCACTGCGGATAGGGCGGCAGCGATGGCCGTCCGGGTAGCCGAGAGGGCCATCAACCCACCACCAAACGCCGATGGGGGGCTTCGTAGCGACGTACCTCCGGATCGCGTCCGGGAAGGATCGTGCTACCCGACTCGGCGTCACCCAGGAGGACCGCCAGGGGGATCTTGCGTAGGGCGAGGTTCCTGGCAACCCGACGACATAAGGCTTCGGCCAGATCGTCGGGGTAGTCCTCCGGCGCTGCAGGGATACGACAAACGACAGCTTGCGCTGCGGTTTCGGCAGCCAGCGCTGACTCGATCGCCTCGTCAGACGCAGAGGTAACACCGAGGTAGTTCTTCACGGCGCTGATGTCCGGTCGAGTCATCGCTGGTCACCTCCGCTCAGGCACTCGGTGGTGCAGGCGGACCGGCAGGGTGCTTCGGCGGGTTGGTCGGCAGCATCACTTCTGGTTCGTCGGCCTTGGACTTCCTGGGCTTGTTCGGATCGACCACGTCGTACTCGACGGTCTCGGTGCCGAAGGCAACGTGCTTGCCTTCGTGGCGCACGGTGTAGGTCGCGCCGGAGGTCACCACCGCGCCATCAGGGAGGCTGACATAGCCGACCTTCCCGAGGTCGATGTTGTCGCCGATGTTGATCTGCTTAGCCATCGGTCAAACTCCAATCAGGCAGTCGGGTCGTAGGCGATCTTGCGGAGACCGGTGATGTCGTAGACAACCCCGGCGAAGTAGGCGAACACGCCCATGTCCCAGCCCTCGACCTTCTCCTGGAGTTTGTCCAGTCGGGTCAGGCCCGACGACCAGACGTGCACGGCGTTCGGGTCTGCGACGTAGGAGTTGCTCGCGCTGGTGCTCGTGGCGCCGAGGCTCGGCGTCGGCTCCATGCGGTACCCAGCAATGTCAATGAACGAGTACTTGGCGCCCTGGATGCCGTCCCGGTTCTGCGGGTTGATGATCGGGTAGACCTTCTCGCCGGTCGTATCCCCGCTGAACTGCGGCATCACGGCCTGCGACAAGGCCTTGTAGAGATCGATGTGCCCGAACGCCTTGGTGAAACGGAACCCGTCTACCAGGAACTGAAGGTCCAGAAGGCCAGACTCAACCGCACGTCCCGCAACGATGCCCGAGGCACCAGCAGCGATGGTCGTGAGCGCGGTCATCGAGCCCGCTGCAGCGGTCAGCAGGCCAGCTGTCTTCGTCTCCAGCGCGATCCTGAAGGACCGCTGGAACTCCGACCACACCAGCCCGGACACGACCGGGTTGCCGCCCTGGTCTGCGACCTCACGCGTGATGTGGACTCGGCCGGACACCGGCGTCGGGGTCACCGTCGTACCAGCCGCCGTGACCAGGTCACGCGACTCCGGCTCGACACCCTCGGTGTGGTCGGCCACGCCGACGTCAGTGTTCGCCCGGTCAAGCTTCGACCAGAAGAACGGGGTCACGTTGCTGAGGCTGCCCTTGTAGAACGTGTCATAGAGCGGGCTCTGCGGAGTCGGAGCCTGACCAAGGAACATGTCTGGCCGGTACTGACTCTGGTTGACCGCAGCAACGTCGGCCGTGGTCGTCGGCTGGTCCGCGAACTGTGGGCTCATGTTCTCGGCAGTGAACTTCTGCAGCCGAGCCAAAGCCGCCGAGTCACCGTCCTTCGCAGCGGCCAGAAGGTCCGTCGCGAAGTCGAAACCGGACGGCGCAGGCTCGCTGCCAGCGAACCGGTAGATCGGCTCTTCGCTGACCTGGAACTGCGCCGGTCCAGGGCCGACCGGGATCTTGATCTTCTCGAGCGCGGCGATCTTCTCGGTCAGGGCCGTGACGTCCTGCATGAGCTTGTTACCGTCGGCCACGGAAAACGCGACAGGGGCAGCGGTGAAGGCTGCCAGAACTGCTGGGTCACATGCAGTGACACCCGCAGCATGGATCGCACCGCACTTGGTGCACTTCATGTTGTTCCCTTCGTTGTCTGCGGCGGATGCCGCAACACCTGTGATGTGTGCACCCGCGAAAGCGGGCTTGGGGACGACGGCAGCGCCCGTCAAAGTCGTTGCCTTGGAGTACTGAATGCCGTCATTGCCGGCCTCGAACTCACCCTCGACCTCAGCCGAGAAAGCCTTGAGAACCCGGTCTGCAGCCAGGGCCAAAACGCGGTCACCCTCGGGCGTCTGCGCGACCTTGAACTTGGCCTGCACGCCCTGGGGGTCTGTGGCCAGAGCAACGGCGACACCGACCTGCGTGTAGAGCGACTTCCCGTCATGGCCATAGTTGAGAACGACATCGGAGAAGTCCTCGGGCAGGGTGATGGTGCCCTCGGCAAACGAGAAGCGTGCCGACCTTCCGGTGGAGGGGTCCATCGCGGGCCGCGACACCTCGCCGAACGGGAGCAGAACGCCCGTCAGCGTGCGCTTCTCCTGGTCCACGGCGAACGAGGCGACCTCGAACGTGACGCGGCTGTTAGCCATTGACGGCCTCCTGTGCGGCTGGCAGCGCAGCTGGGTTGGTCTGTGGGGCCGGGAGTCCCAACGGCTCCAGGCCACGCTTCTCGCGCCCCTCGTCGGGGGTGAGCACGTTGGACCTGATGAGAATCTCGTCGGACTGGGCTGCGGCGAGGTCATCCAGGCGCAGGTAGGAGCTGGTGTCGAAGGCAACCTTGAAGCCGCGAGGCGTCACGTCCTCCATCGACAGACGACCCTCAACTGCGGTCATGAACGGTCCCAGCACTGACTCGATGCGCTGACGACGGCGGTCCTGCGAGTTGAAGTAGGTGCGACTGGTGGTCGAGACGCTGAGCTCCTCGGCGTCAATGCCGGTCAAGCGAGCAATCTCAGTGATCGCAAACTCGCGTGCTTCGGCCATCTGCAGCTGCTCGGGATTGAAGCCGTCCCGGTTGTACTTCAACGCGGTCGGGACGTAACCAGTCCGACGCAAACGACGCGCAGCCTGCCAGTTGTCGAGGACATCCTGAATGTCGTCATCGTCGGCAGGGTCCGCACCCTCGGCTGGGGTGAACCAGTCCATAGGAGGCGCACCATCTAGCGCCTGCATCGCCAGCAACGAAAGGGCGATGTATGTCCGAATGGCAGTCGAGGCAGTGAGCAGACCCCCGTTTGGAGAGTCAATGCGAACCAAGCCGGGAACATCAGGCCAGACGAGGGCCGACCCCTCCGGGTACGTGACGTACCTCGGCTGGACCGTCACCGTCTCGGCATCCAGGCGCACCACTTCGATCGGCCGGTTGTGCCATCCCAGGTGAGTGACCTTCCACCAGGCCCGCTCCGACAGGAGCATGTCCTCAATCGTTCGGGTCATCGTCACCGAACGAGCAACGCCGGACTCTGGTTGATTGAGCAGCGCCCAGTCAGTCGGTTTGCCATCCGGGCCAATGAGCAGAAGGGGGAACTGACCGATCTCGCCGCAGATCAGGTCACGGGCTCGTTTGATCGCCGGAACCGCTAATGCATCGACTCTGGAAATCTTGCCTCGGCCGTAGATGTAGTCCTCTAGTGAGGGGGTTCCGTACAGAACACCAGAGTCAATATCGACCGAGAAACGCGGTCCGCTGGACGGGGCTAGGTTCGTGGCCGTTTGGACGCTCAGCGCGTGCCCAATGACCGATGAACGGCCGGTGATGGTGCGCCAAATCCCCATGGCGCGGAACGTAGCTCGACGGCATCGGGCCGGTCAATCATTGCAAGGAATGACCGGCCCGATGCCGTTTCACCTTGCGTAAAGAATGCGCGGTTTACCTACCGACTTCTTACGGCAGGCTAATACTGCCCACAGCGCCGCCTTAATAGCATCGGCGCGCCCAGTCGAGACCATCCTTGGCCCGTCAGGGCCATTCACCGTACGTGCCTTCAGAACCTGGCTTGTAAGTTCATCGCCTCCGTCGTGCCAGACACCATCCTCGGACAATAGACGCTGGAACTCACGCACTGATGCGCTCACTAGCCCTTGACCCTTGGTACATCGAATGCCCTGGAGGGCCGGATCTTCCACAAGGCTCGCACCGACCGTTGCGGTGCCCCTGAATCCGGAATCCTTGAGTGCCGCTGCAGCTTCTTCGAGGTCGGCGTAATCCTTGACCGAGACGATTGCCCTACTGCCTTCCTTCCAAGCGAGGGCGAGTGACACACCTTCCGCGAACCAGGACTCAATGGCAGCCGACTGGGGAACGGCTGCGGGAGGCTCGACGGTACGCGACAGCCAAGCCTCCTTTTCGATAAGCGGCAGACCCTTCTGTCGTAATGCAACATTGAGTTGCCAGATATTGAGGTATTGCGCTGTGAATCCAGCCATTGGATCGGGGTCGTCGGCCTGAGGATCGAGCTCGCCCGCTAGAACCTTTGAATACTTCTTGTCGATCATGCTCCGACGATCCTCTGACCAATAAGGCGACGCCGCACGCCAGACCTCGGGGTCACCGGGATCGGCACCCTGCTTAGCAGCCCAGAGCATCAGCAGCGTGGTCGGGTCGTCCATCGTCAGTGCCGTCTGAAGCTGAGTTCGCATAAGTGACGTGGCTCGTCGGTGCGCCGTACTGGTGATGTAGATCTGAGCAGAAAGTCGCTCAAGAGATGCTGGTTCCAGACCTTCGTCCACCGTTTCGGGCTTCACGTTCCAGGCTTCGTCCACGATGCCCAATGTCACATCGAAGCTGTAACCAGCAGCTTCCTGCGCCTTTACAACCCAGCGATCACCGTCAGGTGTCTCGATGGCGCGACGACCGTTAGCCCGCGTGACCTTCCAGGCCATGACATCTTCACACCAGCGCCACGCATCGCGCTGAATCTCCTCGCAGACTGCAATATCGGAGCCGGTATGCACAATGGTCTGAATCTCACCGAACAGGTGCGGGTTGTTCATGCGCCACACCGCGAGCGTCCGCATACGCACCGACTTGCCAGCGCGACGCGGGCATGACTCGACAACTGTCCGATAACACAGCGACCCATCCTCGCGGTGCTCGAGTTGACGGGTAATTGCTAGTGCCTGCCACCATCGGAGCGTCAGTGGCCTTCCCGACTTGTCCGTCTGTGTCAGCTCAATCCAGCGAATCGCCTGGGCGCCATAGGAGCCGACCGCATCGGGCGCTGGCGGACTCATATACAGCGGCGGCGCAGCATCATCGGGAACGTCCACGAAGGGTTCCAGCCATTTGTAAGAGGCCATGCGCTGGGTATTCCACATGAGCTCTTCGCGAGCTTGAATCGGAGTGTCGTTCTCGGAGGGAGAGAAAGGACGGGGACCGGGATGTCCTAGGCCTGTAGAACTGGGGAAAACTGGTGATGCCTGCTGTGGTGTTGGGTCTCCGACCTGAAGGTTGCATTCTTTGCATGAGGCAACGAGCCTATCGGGCGGCACGATGATGCCGTTGTCTGTCCCATCAAGATGATGCACGTGTGTTGCAATGACAGTGCACTGCATCGTGCCTGCCTTCGTGGTCCATGTACCTGGGACCTTTAGCTGGCATTCGTAGTTGTCGCGTGTAAGTACTCGTGCACGCAGTTCCCTCCATGCACGAGTACTACCACCAGCCCATCCCTTACTCATTGCCATCTCCTACTCGGTATATCTTCCATCAGTTGTCCTTCAGCCCCCATGTAGTTATGGGTGGTATGTCAAACCGTCTAGCCGAGATGGTAGGTGGTGCTGGTGGGTGGTGGTGGTGGTTAATACACCACCAAACCACCCCACCCTCTCCATGGTATTCAAACCACCCCAAACCACCCCATACCATCTGGGCGCCCTAGGGCTTGCCGGGTACTGTTCCGGGTATCCAATACTCGCTCTTAATGATCTTGCTACCGCTCTGACTCCAGGTTTGTTCGACCTGAAGACCCCCCGTTTTGACTAGGTCATCGACCAGGCTGGCCAGCAGCTTTGTCTCGCCAGTGATTCCACTCAACTTGGTAATCAGGTTCTTCGAGCACAATGGGTGGTTGCGCACGTAATCCAGAATGGCCGCTCGCGTTCCTGCACTGCTCAACTGGCTGCGCGTAAGACCAAGTGCGTCATATGTCAGCAGGTTCGTAACCGGATCTAGCTCCGTCAGGCGTTCGGGCATTTCCGGACTGCGTCCCCAGTCGTTGCGGAAGTAGACCTTGTTGTCGGTACGGGATGTGGCCCAGCGATTGTCTGCCCAGCCGTCACTCTCAGATCCGCCCCTGGCACGCTCCTTTCCCTTCATGCCTTCAGCTGCACGTCCGGCATGGATGGGCATGAACAGGTCAACGACCCCCGCCTCGCTCTTGATCCAATCCAGCCGCTCGAGGAAGTCGCCAACCTCGCCATTGTCGTTCTCGTTCCCGTGGAATGCTCGCGTGAAGGGGTCTACGATCCAGACCTCAATCTCACGGCGCTTAAGTTCCGTGATCGTCCACTCCGCAGCCACGTCGGTCATAATGTCGAACCTGGTTCCACGCAGATGCACTGGCCAGATGTTGTCGAGGCGGCGAATCTTCATCTTCCGGAACTGGCGCTTCACCATCGCCTCTGGGAGCTCGAAGTTCCAGAATGCAACCCGGCCGTCCAGTTCGCGCATCGCGTGCTCGCCGATGAAGGGCTCACTGTCCACGAGTGACCTGATTAGATTTTGCATAAGGGTCGTCTTGCCGCTCTTGAATGCGGCTGTAATGATCGTATTTGTTCCCTTCTCATGCAGTTGACCTACCGTCCAGATCACCGGCTCATCAGGTCCGGCGAGCTCATCCTCCATGCTGTCAAACGAGGCCGGTGGGCTGAATAGACTCGAATTTCTGATGTTCTTCGCACGAGCATCAGCCTCAAGCTGAATGAGCCTGTCAGTGGTCTTGTCAGCTAGCCGCTTTCGCTTTTGCTCATCGGTGAGCTCCGACTCGTCACTCACGAACCACTCCCCAGGAATTTGACCCACGAGTTGAGATTGGCCTCGGCCCGATCGGCGCGCAGGGCGTCGTAATCAACCCCACGAAGCTCTTTAGCCAGACGGCACTTGATTCGGAACAGATCCATCGGGAGCTGCATTCCCCATGCGAGGGCAGCCATCTCGTAGATGTAGCCACCCTGCCAGCAGGTCCCACAGTGGTACTTGTTGGTAATTGTGTTTAGCCAGGCCGAGGGGTGCTCGTCGGGGTGATTAGGATTCGGACAGCTGATCTTGATGCCTTCCCTGATTTCACCCTGATATGGGCGCTTCCAGCGGTTCTTGCTGATTTTGGAGTAAACCTCGGCTATGCTGAGGCTGTTGCACGCGTCGTTAACTGCTTGCGCAGCGGCCGATGGTGCCGTGACGCCAAGGTCTAGATCTTCCAGGCCGATGTTCGGTGGTACCGGAGCTGGCGGTGGCACAGGGGCTGCAGCGACCTTCGGGCGGCTATTGAGATCCTCAATTGCCTTCGATTGCCAACTATTGAGAGCGTCAAAGTCCTCGCTGGTTGCATTCGGGTCATTAAGGAGTCCGTGTAGCCTTCTCTCGTAGGTCGACTCGATCTGGTTTCGCAGATGCGCGTCTACGAAGCCGTCTTTCATCGCACATCCCGCCTGTAGACCTGTCCCTGGTAGGAATAGGTTCCGAGCGCATAATCGATCAGGGTTTGTGGAACCATGATCTCGGAAATCAGCTGATCGCGCTTATTGCGAAGTGCCCGAAGACGATCCCAGTAGTTGCCTCCGTCGTCGTCATTCAAGTTCTCTTTGGCCCACTGCTGCTCGTATCGAAGGCGTGCGAGTGCGGCATCTAAGGCTAGAATGACCTCGATGTTCCTCCGGTCGCATTCGAGCATCGTCTCAGCAAGCTCGCGTTGTTTGTCGTTCATCTTTCACCCCAGGATGTGTGGAAGGAAGTTGCTGATCCCGAAGCCGACAGCGCCGGAGGACATCAGCAACAGCAATAGCTCGATCGGTCCGAATGCGATAGCGCGCCTACGCTTCATTCCAGTTCCCCCTCTTGGCGAGCCACGTGAGCACGTGCTCGACCTGGTAGTAACGACGGCGTCCACCCGCAGAACTCGTCATGAAAGTTGCCTGAGGTCCGCGTCCTTGATGCACGGCTGCGTAGAAGGCATGCCGTGTAATACCGGCAACCTTCGCCACCTGCTCTGACGTGTAGTAGCCAGACGGCACATGTGCAGGTGCCTTCGGCGTCTTGTCAACGCTGGCCAGCCAGAGGTCCAAATCATCAACGGCATACACGACGGAGAGGCCGCTCTTGTAGTAGCGAGGGCCAATGCCTGCGGTTCTCCACTGCGCCAAGGTTCCCTTGGTGCGATTCAGGTACTCGGCAGCCTCGGCAGCAGTCAGTAGGCCGTACTCGTCGCCAAGGCTGATCTCGTGCTGGGTCATTTCGTGCTCGCCTCAATCCAGGCGGCAACTTCAGCGCGCTTGTACCAAATGCGAATGCCGATCCGCAGGAATGCAGGCCCTTGGTCGTGGCGTCTCCAGTTTCGGAGCGTTTCAATCGTGACGCCAAGGTAGTCAGCTAACTCCTGGGCGGACAATAGGTCTTGTTCTTCATGAATTGTCACCGTTTAGCTCCCCTTCGTACGTTTCCCGGTCGTTTCCGGGTTGGTCCACGGAGCCTAGGGACCCGACCGCCGATCCGTCACGCATTGACCTAGGTGCGCATGACGCACGCCATCAGTCGTTCTCGAGTCTTCATGCGTGACCGTCATCTAGGTGCCGTTTAGGTGCCGGTCGGACTGTCAATCAGGCGTTTTAGTCTTCGCCGTACTTACCGATATTTCTTTGATCAGCCTGGTATAAGCCTGGACTTCTGACGCCAGACAGAGCGAAGCTCCTGCTCCGTTACACGAGTTGGGAGATGGTCATGGCAAGCATCGAGACCCGATCAGGCACCCGCCGCACGTCCTACGTGGTGCGCTACCGAGACGACACGGGCAAGCAGCGGGCCAAGTCGTTCGACGCCTACAAGGACGCCCTTGCGTTCAGCAACAAGGTCGAGGTCCAGATCGCCGAGGGCGACTACATCGATCCCAAGCTGGGCCGGACGTTGTTCGGTGACTTCCACGCCCGCTGGGTGGCTGCCCGCAAGGTGTCCCGCAACCGCACGGTCACCGAGGCCAGCCAGGCGAAGTGCCACATCCTGCCCCGCTGGGCCAACGTGCCGCTTAGCCGCATCAGGCCGCTCGATGTGGACGCCTGGGTCAACTCGATCGCGGCAGGCCCGCACACGGCCTCCAGTGCCCTCCAGCAGTTCAAACACTGCCTGGATGATGCGGTCCGCGAGAGTCTGATTCGCGCCAATCCTGCAGCGTCCACGAAGCGACCCAAGCTGCCGAAGAAGCGGGTGACGACCGCCGATGTGCTCGACGCAACCGAGCTCTACGCGCTGGTCTGCGAGATGCCCTGTCAGTGGAAGGCGCTCGTCTACCTGTCCGGCTGGCTCGGCTGGCGCTGGTCGGAGGCGATGGGCCTGCGTGTGAAGGACTTCGACTTCGAGAGTGGAGTCGTCTACATCGGACGCGAGACGGCGACAGAAACGTCAGGCCGGATCGAGCGCAAGGAGGGCGGCAAGACCGATGCGTCCGTCCGTACGGTGCCGTTGCCACAACCGGCCGCCATCATGGCTAGGTGGCACATCACGTACGTCCTGGACAACCCCCGGCCGGACGGGTTGATGTTCGTCACAGCGACCGGCACAACGCCGCTACGTTCCAACTTCGCCAGACTGCTCAAGGATCGGAAGGTCAAGGGCAAGCTCATCCCCGGTGCCATCAGCAGGGCTGGCCTGGCCGGACGTGGCGTCAACATGCGTCAGCTGCGCCACACGGCCGTCACACTCATGCTTTCGATGGGCCTGGACATCCTCGACGTGCAGGAGCGGATCGGCCACGCGCAAGGCTCTACGACACTCGACATCTACGGGCGGGTCCTGTCCATGCGGCGCAAGTTAGGCACCGACCTGATGGCCGCCGCGATGACAGAAAACATGCGCACGCGTTTTACACAGCCCAGGCCAGAAATATCGGTTGAATCGGCCGCAGCCTGA